TGCTCGCCGCTCGCATGCTGTGGCTCATCCAGAACTACTACACGGGCCCGCGCATCTTCCGTATCACCGAGCAGAACGAGTTCGGCGAAGAGAAGACGGAAGAGCTGGCGGTCAATCAAGAGGAACCGGACGGCAACGTCATCAACGATCTCACGGTAGGAACGTACGACGTCATCATCAGCGAGCAGCCGATCTCGATCACGTTCGACAACACGCAGTTCACGCAGCTCATGGAGATGAAGAAGGAGGGGATTCCTGTTCCTCCGAAGTGGCTCGTGCGCTACAGCAACGTCTCGGACAAGGCCGAACTCACCAAGGCGATCGAAGCGGCGCAGCAGACGCCGCAGCAACCCGATCCCGAGACGCAGTCGAAGATCGATCTCAACGCAGCGAAGACGGATCAGGCCAAGGGTGCCACCGCTCTCACGCAGGCGCAGACGCGCAAGATCATCAACGACGCCGTGCAGTCGGCGGTCACCGCGATCTACAGCGCGACGCAGGCGGCGGCACAGGTCGCGGCGCTGCCACAGGTCGCAGGTATCGCGGACGACATCCTCGGATCGGCAGGCTTCCAAGATCAGGATTCACCGCCTATCATCAACACCCCCGCGGGCCCGGTCGCCGTGCCGAATCAAGGCGCCGGTCTCTCGCAGATAGCGCCGGCCGTACCGACCGTCGCGGATGCAGCGTTGCACCACAACACGGACCCGAACACGCCAGCGGGCCCGGCGTCACCGAGAGTAGGTGCCGATGCAGGCATCGAGAAGTTAGGCGTTCAATAACTGAGGAAGGCACGAATGGCCGACAAGAAGTTCAGCGAACTCACCGACGACGAGAAGAGCGAGATGACCGCGGAAGAACTCGCGGCTCTCGAAGAAGCGGAAGCCGACGACAACGAAGACGAAGGCGAGCCCGATTCTCCTCGACGTCGCAGTCTCTACGATCGATTCAAGGCAGCGAACGACGAGAAGAAGCGCCTAGAGCGCGAGCTTGAGGATGCGCGTCAGGAAGCGCGCACGCGCCGCATCGTCGCGGAATCGCGCGGTGGCAACGAAGAGGAAGAGGAAGAGGAGCTTCCGCAGGAGCCGGTCAAGCCGGAGCCGTTCGACTTCGCTGCTGCTCGGGCGAAGAAGGCCGCGTACATGAAAGAAGGCGAGTTCGACAAAGCGGCTGACGTCGAAGCGGCGATGGACGAAGCGCGCGCCAAAGTGGACAAGTGGCGCGACGATCGCGATGCGTGGAAGGACGACATTCGTCAGCGCGAGATCACCGCGGTGCGCACCGAGGCGAAGCAAGTCAGCGCAGCCGAAGCGGCGCATGCCAAGCTGCAAAGCGACATCGCACGCGAAGCGGAGCGCATGTATGAGAAGTATCCGTTCCTCGATCATCGCGAAGCGGACACCAAGGACGACGACGCCATCGCCGCGGTGAACGGCAAGTTCAAATCCCTCATCGCCGAAGAAGAGGCACAAGGCAAGACGCCTGATCGCGTCGCGCTCCTGCGCAAGGCAGCGACCGTTGTGGGTGACCGATTCAAGAAGCTGCGCGGCGAAGACGACGGCAAGGGCGACAAGCCGAACGGCGACGGCAGGCGTGCCGAGGAAGAGCGCAAGCGCGGCGCCGCGGCGGCTGCGAAAGAGCCTGCGAACACGGCCAAGGGTGGCGAGAAGTTCATCACCCGAGACAAGGAAGGCCGCGCACCGGCAGCCGACAAGCTCACCGACGATCAGATCAGGAACATGGACCCCGATCAGATCGGCGAGCTATACGGCAAGAAGGGCTAGACAAGCGGAAATCTTGTGGTAATGTCTGCACCCGAGCCGCGCAATGCGGCATCGGGTTGCAGATAAAGCAACCTCGTCGGCCCCGACGTTAAAGAGGCTGTGGCCTTACATGGCGAGCTTGACCCACTAGGTTCACGGGTCACCCGGCGAGACGGCGCACCGTCACCCAGCTCGTTACGTCACAACCTCTCAGGAGCGCCGGCAATGGCCGCTAGCGATTTTGCTGCACAGACCCCCGAAGAAAAACTCGTGTGGTCCCGCAAGACGTGGATCGCCGGTCGCGATCAGACCTTCATCAAGAAGATCATGGGCGACGGGAATAACAACCCCGTGCAGACCGTGAACGAACTCACGACGACCGAGAAGGGCGATCAGTGCATCTTCTTCCTCGTGTCCGATCTCGTCGAAGACGGCGGTACCGGAGACGACGAGCGTGAAGGCAACGAGGAAGCAATGCAGTCCTCGCGCCAGATCATCACCATCGATCTGCTCAACCACGGTGTCCGTGAGAAGGGCAAGATGGCGAATCAGAAGACGGTGCTGTCCGTGCGCAATCTCGGCAAGGACAAGCTCTCGTACTGGCTCGGCAACCGCGTCGATCAGATGGCGATCCTGACCCTGTCGGGCATCGGCTACCAGTTCAACAACGACGGCTCGACGCGTCCCGCGCGTTCGAAGCTCAAGAACCTCGCGTTCGCTGCCGACGTTTCGGCACCGACCTCGAAGCGCAACCTGACGTGGAACGGAACCAACCTGCTCGGCCCCGGCGACTCGGGCTACGGCACGGCGCTCATCACTTCGAGCTACGTGCCGAAGTACAAGATGATCGTCGACATGATCGCGTACGCGCGCACGCACCGCATCAAGCCGGTGCTGGCTGGTGGCAAGGAGTACTACATCATCCTCGTCCACCCGCTGACGCTCGCCGCGCTCAAGATGGATGACAATTTCCAGCGCGCTGTCACCAACGCTGGCGTCCGTGGCGACTCGAACCCGTGGTTCACGGGTGCTGACGTCATGATCGACGGCGGTCTCATCATGCAGCACAACCTCACCTACACGACCCTCGGCGCACTCGACGGTTCGAAGTGGGGTTCGGGCGGCCATGTCAATGGCACCCGCACGCTGCTGCTCGGTGCGCAGGCACTGGCGATGGCCGACCTCAACATCTCCGACTGGGTCGAAAAGCTGTTCCAGTACGACTCGGTGTGGGGTATCAACGTCGACAAGATGTTCGGCCTGCTCAAGCCGAAGTTCTACTCGATCTACGATCAGAGCACGCAGGACTTCGGCGTGCTGACGGTCGATCACTTCATCGGCTAATCCCCGATGGTCACGGTGACCGGGGATTGTCCCCGGTCATCGCATCAACCTGAAAGGAGTACAGCATGTCGCTTCATAACTTCGCACCGGCCGGTGGCCTTGGCTTCAACTCAGGTCGCCAGCAGCGCATCGAGTTTCTCGTCGAAGCTGCTCTCGCCGATCTCACCAGCGGTGAAGACTACGTCTTCGGCTTCCTGCCGCAGGGCGCGACCGACATCGTCATCAACATCGTCCCGATCACGGTGTTCAACTCGACGTCGTCCGATCTTCTCGATGTCGGTAACACGTCGAGCGAGAACGCCTACAAGAACGACCTCTCGCTTCAAGCGCTGACGGCCGCTCTCGGCACGGGCCTGCCTGTCACGTCGACGGGCATCTACCTGACGTTCCGCTGGACGAGCGGCGGCGGCACCCCGACCACGGGTCTGTTCCGCATCTTCGTGAGCTACGTCATGGAGAACCGCTCGCAGTTCGATCACGGTCCTAGCATCTGGACCGCGTAAAGCGGGTAAGCTACGAGGGCCGCTCCGGCGGCCCTCTTTCTATGACAACGGAGACATGAAATGCAGGCCGAACGAATCACGAAAGCAAAGCCACCGCTTGAGTTCAAGAAGTTCGAGACGATGGAAGAAGGCGAGGTGCTGTTCCTCGCAACGACGAATGGCGGACACACCGCCGCCGTCACCGATCACGCAGAACCGCTGCATCCCATTTTCCATCGCGCGGCCATGGCTGAGGGCGCAATCCCCGAAGGGCAGCGCGAAGCATTCCTCGCACGCAAAGAGATGGACGAGGTCAGCGTCGAGAAGACGCGCCCCGACATCATCATCGAAGCGTGCGAGAAAGTTCAAAAGCTCGCAGATGAAAATCCCGAGCGCGTCGCCGAATACATCCTCGGTGACGGACGGCCGGACGTGAAGGCAGTCGAAGCCATCGCCGGCATCGGCAAGATCAGCGCGGCCGAGCGCGACAAAGCATGGGCGACTCTTCAAGAAGAGGGGTAATCGGTGGACGTTCGCGAGGCGCTTGAGATCGTTCGTGAGCAGATGGATGACGACGCTGTTCAAGCGGACGGCACCACTGCTGCGAACCTCTGGACCGACTCGCAGATCATCCGCTTCCTCGCCGAGGCACAGCAGGAAGCCGCGCAGCGCGCGCGGCTCCTGTTCGACGATCAGACCACGGCCATCGTCGACATCCCGATCGTCGCGAGCCAAGCCGAATACACGCTTCACCATTCGATCTTCGACGTGCGTCGCGTCGCGTACAGCGACTTCGATCAGGCGATCCACTTCACCACCGCGGATCGTCTCGACGGCGGCGTGCTCACCGATGACTACGGCATCCGTCGCGTCGGTCGCTGGCGCACGCGCACCGAGCAGCGTGGTCGCGCGTATCTCCTGACGCACACTCCGCGCGGCGGCATCAAGCTGCGCCTGTACCCGATCCCGTTGCAGACGACGTGGATCGACAGTGCTGGCACGACGCAGCCGCTGACGCTCAAGCTCTCAGTGTATCGCCGCCCGGTGTGGCCGCTGCGCTCGGTGGCTGACCGCATCGAGATTCATCCCGATCACCACATGCGCCTGCTCGACTGGGTGTTCTATCGCCTGTACTCGAAGCGCGACAGCGACACGTATCGTCCCGACAAGGCGCTCAACTACCAAGCCAACTTCGTCGACTCGTTCGGCATCCGCGAAGACGCAGACGTACAGCGTCAGCAGTTCGAATCGCGCGAGCCGATCGTTGCCGGTTGGGGATTCTGATGCGCCTCGTCGATCTCGAACCGCGCTGGTTGCTCGACAATGGCGAGAAGGTTGGTTTCGTCTTCCGTTCGCCGAGCGATCAGAAATGGTTTCAGTCGTGCATGTTCAAGAAGGTGCCGTTTCGCGAACAGTGCAAGTTGCTCAACGCGATCGGTCTGACAGGCGGCGATGACGATTGGCCGAAGAACGTTCAGACGTGCAACCCTGATTGCGCGTGGACGCACGACACTGACGACTTCGCCACGATCAGCGTCACGCCGTCGCTCGATGGATCGCAAGGCGGCCTGTGGCATGGCTACATCACCAAAGGTGAGATTGTCTGATGTCCGTCGCCGAGAAGGGCCTCATCAGCATCGGCCGGTTCCTCGCCGGCATCGACAACATGAGCGAGGAGATTGATCTTGAGAAGGATCAATTCGGCAAGGTCATCGCGCTCGCTGTTGCCGACAACGTCGACATCACCGCGGACGGAGTGGTCAAGCGTCGCAAGGGACAGATCAGCGTCGACGATGCGATGTATCACTCGCTCTACTGTTTCGAGTTTCCGTTCGGTCTTTGCGTGACAGGCGGTGCGCTGCACCAGCTCAACGAAGACGGAACGATCAACCAGCTTGTGACCGGGCTCTCGATGTTCGATGAGCTGACGTACGCTGAGCTTTCCGATCGCATCTTTTGGTCGAACGGAACGATCAACGGAATGGTCATGCGCGATGGCACGACGCGCAACTTGGGCGTCGAGGTGCCGACGACTCCGCCGATGTCTGTGCTGCCGGGGACCGGCGAAGCATGGGCAGGCAAGTGCCAGATCGTCATCACCTACCGAGACGTCTACGGCGAGCGCAGTGGCACCGACGAGCCGATCGAGCTGACGCTCACGGCTGGTGCATCGGTGCAGCTCAGCGCGATCCCGCAGCCGCCTGACGGCGATACGACGATCGAGGTGTTCATGACTCCGCCGGGCGGAGGCATGTTCTATCGCGTCGCTTCATTCCCGGCAGGCATCACCGACTACATCGTCAACCCTTCGATCGGCGGCGGAATCGAACTCGATTCGCTCCTGCTCGAACCCGTGCCGCCGGCAACGATCTATCGCATGCACAACGGACGGCTGCTCTTCGCCGACGGGCGCATGCTCGGCTGGTCATCGGCGATGCGTCCCACCATCTGCGATCTCGCGCACGATTTCCAGATGTTCGGCGGCGAGATCACGATGGTCGAGCCGATCTCTCAATCCGAAGGAACCGGCGTGTACGTTGCCGCGGGCAAGCGCACGTTCTGGCTCTCGGGTGGCGATCCTCGCGCGCAGGGTGGTTGGGCCCTTCGCGAGGTGAGCGGCTACGGTGTCGTGAAAGGCTCGTCGCTACTTGTGCCGGCGAAAGCGTTCGACGAAGATGCGCCGGGGCGCTACGCGTACTGGCTCGATACCGGCGGGCACTTCTGCATTGGCAAGCCGGGCGGCGTGGTGCAACGGATCGGAGAGCGGCGTTTCAACGCAGGCGTTCCCGAGTCGGCAGCCAGTGTGTTCCGCGAAGGCGACGGCATGCGGCATGTGCTCACGGCGATGCAGGGCGAGACGAACGATTCGTTCCGCGTGCAAGACACGCTCGGCGTCAAGCTCGTACGAAGGGGCGGTTCATGACCGCGCAGGAAAAGCTCGCTATCTGCAAGGCGTGTCCGTACTACAACGGCAGCCGCTGCGCTGTGTGCGGATGCTTGATGGGCGCCAAGGTACTTATCCCGTTCTTCCATTGTCCGAAAAATAGGTGGTGAAATGAGCAACTCTCTCATCCGTGACATCCTCAAGGCTTTCCGCACGGGCAAGTGGGAACGTACGGATGGCGGCGTTCGCATCCTCGGCCGCCTCGAACCCGCTGGCTTCCTTCGCGCAACTCTCATCGGCGGCCCGACCTTCGAGAACGAAGGACCGTGGTCTACTGGCAACCACAACATGGTTGTCACCGAAGGTCTCATCTACGATCTCGCCGTCGCGATGGCGAACGGTACGAAGATCGCTCAGTGGTACGTCGCCCCCTTCAAGGGATCGGGCGCACCTCAGCTCACATGGACGGCGGCGAACTTCAACTCGAATGCGCAGGAGTTCACCAACTACACCGAAGCCACGCGTCCTGCGCTCGTGTTCCCTGCGGAAGGCGCCATCACCACGGCGACCATCGAGAACGACAACACGGCGATCACCACGATCGGCAGCGGCGGAGACCTCACGCTCTACGGCGGTGGCATCCGCTCGACGAGCGCGAAGCTCAACGCGACCGGCAAGCTGTGGGGTGCGGTGCAGTTCTCCGCTCCGCGTGCGAACCTCGTGACCGGTGATGCGCTCGCATGGGTGTACGGCCTCACCGCCGGCAACCCTGCGTGAATGAGCTAGACCAGCTCGGCGCGCGCTGGCAGAAGGAACTCCGCCACCGGATCACCGGAGACCAGCAGCTCGGGCTGTTGCAGATGGGAAGAGCGAGGGCGCTCGTCGGCATGACGGAGCGCCTTCGTTCTTTGAACGCCGGCTACGTCGCGAAGAGCGAGCGCTACACCGACGGCACACGCATCCGCGTGCGATGGACCGGTCGCGAGTGGATCGCCGAGATCGACGTCACCGAGTTTCACGCGCCTGCCGGGCAAGCTCTCGGAGAGCTGTGGATTCCAACGGGTCTCGTCTTCACCGCTGCGAACGAGAGTGCGTGGGGTGGCTACGGAATCCCCGTCGACGACGACGTCGAGAACAAGCTCGATCCCGGCGTCGCCGCCAGCGACTGGACGGCGAACGGCGCGCTGCCGCAGGCGCTCATGACCGATCAGCCGAACGCAGGCTACCCGACAACCAAGGATACGATCCCCGTCTATTTCGACACGTACGAGGCGCCGATCAACGACGTGCATCTCGTGCATCGAGACTGGGCGGTATTCAAGCCGCGCTTCCGTGACCTCGGCGCTGGCTTTCGCGCGGTGCTCGCGGAGATCAACGACCGACGCGATCCTGACGAGCCGCTCACGGGACCGCTCTTCGGATACGCCGACATGGCCGCTGAATACTCGCGGCTCGTGACGCGCTTCGGTGCGAACCCTGCGAACTTTCCAATCGGTTCCAAGACCGCTGCCCGGCAAGTCGAGAAGGAAGGAACGGTCACCGTCGTCGCATCGACA